CATATCGTAATACTTTAATTGTGTTGGGTTTAGATTCTCTCCTAGACCCAGCACCTAACAGAGAGAAACAGAGATGAAACAATTAGAATTAGATTATCCAGCACATAATTACACCGACACAAGCAAATCTGCTTTTGTAAATAAAAAAGATAAGCTGACAAAAAGAGAACAAGTTTATGAATATATATTTACTGCATCTTCTACAAATTATGAATTATCAGAAATGTTGAATATGCCATTATCTAGTGTATGTGCAAGAGTTAGAGAATTACAGCTTACAGACCACATAGAAGATAGTGGAATAAGACGAGAAACACCTTATGGTAAAACTGCGATTGTATGGCAAATAAAAAAGTAGCAACAAAAGCCGAGAAAGAGCATATGAGCAAGGTTGCTAGTTTAGGGTGCTTGGTATGTCAAAGACCAGCTAACGTGCATCACATACGCCCTACAGGGCTTGGAATAGGCAATAGATCGAGTCACTACGAAACTATCCCACTTTGCCACGACCACCATCAAGGAAAATTCAGTATTCATAATTCAAAACAAGAATTTGAGTCTATGTATGGAACTGAACACGAAATGTTACAAAAAACTTTGAGGGAAATACAAAACTTAGAACAAGCTAACGATTTTTTTAAAGGAGAGAATAAATGATAAATCTAAGTAAATTTAAAAAATATAAACCTGAAAATCAGAATGAATGGAAAGTTTATTTTTTAGTCTATAGAAAAAAAATTGTTTATATAGGCTGTACAAATAATATATCTAAAAGATTACATTTTCATAGCAATTATTATGACCCTTATGGAATAAGTTATAGAAAAGGACATTTAGGTAAAAAAAAATTTACATCTTATAGATATATACTTGTAAAAAACAAAAAAAGAGCAACACAGTTAGAATACAAATTAATAAAAAAATATATTCCTAAATACAATAATTACAAAGAATATTATTGGAAACCAACAAATAAAACTATAGTTTCGGATAGGTCTATTTATAGTTCTGTTTATGGAACACAAAGAACAAATTTAAGAATTTTATGCGAATGGACAAAAAGATAGGAGAGAATAATGGCTGAAATGAGAGAAGAACATTTGCACGTTGTATCTGGTAATCGTGCAAGAGAATACGAGAAACAAAAAAAGACCATAAATATAATTAAAACATTATTAAATAGATATACAAAAAAACAATTAATCGAAATGATTGAGAAAGAGAGTAAGAATGGGAGATACTAAAAATTTTAAATATCGAAAGTCATCAGACAGATCAAGAAAACATGATGATGTATTTATAACAACTGATGCTAATTTAGCTAGGCGTGTAAAATTTAGAAAAAAAATTCAAGGTTATTGGGAAAAGAGAGATAAGTTAAGAGAAACATTTTACAGAAAAAGAGGTTATAATGTCTAAAAAACGTGGGTATTTTATTTTATATAGGGATATATATTCAAGCCCAATATTTAAAAACTTATTACAGGCGAGTTGCTGGATATATTTTATATCATCTGCATCACACAGAGATACAACTCTAAAATTTTTAGGAACTGATGTTTTTATAAAACGAGGAGAAGCTATTATGCCTTTACGAGTTACAGCTAAAAGATTTGGTATGACTTACTCTGAAATGAGGTCTTTCATACTACGTCTTGTGCGTAGAAAAATGATAGGCACTAGAACAGCCCAGCTACAGCCCAGCAACAACCACCCTAGCCGAAAAGTAACGATAATAAACCTTATAAATTACGACAAATATCAGTATGTGGATAACGAACAACCACCTACAGCCCACCTATCGCAACAAGTGTCAATACACAATATCAATACACAATTACTAAATACTAGGTCTAGCAAAGATAAGAATGTGAATAATGGGTATAAAGTAGTAGGAGAATGGAATAACCACGATATTCTGCAAAAAGATGGAAAAAAATATTTAAGACACAAATGGAAAGATGAACCTTTGAAAGAATATCAATGAAATCTATCCTGAGAATATTTAGATATTGTAGAAAACGAATAATTGCATTAAGTGTACAAAATAGAGTTTTAAAAATGCAACTTGAATTTTACAAAGCAATAGTAGAATCAGATAATCATAAAAAACATTAATGGTTAAAAAAAAGTCAAAGTTTCGCCACATTTCAATTTCCAACAAAAAATACTACTTTTACGAAATTACTTGGATCGATCCGTGTGGAGATAGTGGTCATGCTACAGAAAAAGAATTTAAGGCCATGAAACCAGCTACAATGACGACCAACGCATATGTTTTTGATAAAGATAAAAAATATCTATGGACATTTGCTAGTTATGATGAAGAAACCTTTAGTGATAGAAACTGCTTTCCTATTGGTTGCATAAAAGAGATGAAAAAGGTAGAAATATAAGATTATGAAAAACGACATAAATAAGGCAGATGCCACAATTAAAACAAAATCTATAGGAAGACCAAAGAAAGAACTAGACGAAGATATTATCGCAAAACTTTCACAAATTGGTTGCACTCAAGAGGAGATAGGTTCTGTTGTAGGAATTTCTGCTAGACAGTTGCAAAGACGATATGCCGATTTAGTTGCAGATAATAAAAACAAAGGACGTGCTTCATTAAGAAAAAAGATGTGGGAGAAAGCACTCAAGGGTAATGAAAAACTACTTATCTGGCTTTCTAAGAACGAATTAAATATGCGAGATAAGATTGAAACTCAAAGTATTGTTGAACCATTACCATTAATCATAGATGCAAAGGCAGAAGAAGTAATAGATGGCAAAGAAAAAAGGTAATCTATTTGGTGCAACTGTTGAATATACTAAAACTGAAAAAG